GGGTAGAAATCCAACATCTCTTGTTGGAACTACTGAACGAACTATCACCAATTTTTGTTCAGTCTCATTATGAATAATATCATTCAAGGCAAGATATATGCCTAAAAATGACTTACCTGTTCCGGCAGTACCCGCTAATAAAAGATGTTGACCATCTTCATAAGCAGCAAAAGCATTTCGTTGATTGTCTGTAAGAGGATTTATTTGTTTAAGTTTAAGATTGAATTTTTCTTTGTGTTCAACCTCTTCTATATCTTCATTATTTTGTCTAGCCGCACGACGTTGCTTACGAGTTATCTTTGCTGGCATGCATCTCTCTTATTAGAAAGTGTTGACAGTACTCCTTGTAAAGCCTTTAGAGTGCGCTTTTTTTATTTCTTTTAAACGATCTCTAAAGCCGGCATCAGGTTTCTTGGTGATTATTGAGTAACCTAAAGCAGGAGCACTATTCAACTGTTGTTGAATGTGTTTATTTTGCTCGAGGAACTCCTCCCTTTCAATATTGGACATAATAGTAGTCCATTCCTCACCGGTATTTATGTTTTTAAAGTTATAAGACGGCATTGATCTTTTCCTTGTACCTATTCATTAGATACTTACGATCTTCATGTAACATAATGATCAATGTACTTATTGCTTCATATTCTTTTCGATATTCAGCTGCTTGACGATACTTATAAAGTCCACTATAAATAGATGCTACGCCAGATTCAATAAGCTTTTCAGTTTCTTCAAAAAGAAGTTCGTTACTCATACTCTTCTTCCTCATATGCATCTACAATTTTATGTACATTTTTTGATCGAAACAAATTCTTCAACTTCTTCTCTGAGCGATCTTTCTTGACCGCTCGATAATCATCATAATCATCATAATCATCACGACGAGTATTGTAGTTTTTAGGCTTGCTTTTAGACATTGATAAGTCCGGGAAATGCTTGATTTACGATATCGAGTGTTACGCCTGGATAAGGCAATGTTTTATCTTTAATAGCAAGAAGAAGTTTGGCATCCTCCGGATCTACTGTCTCGAGCAACTCGACGAATAGTGTTTCTCTACGCAGTTGCTTAAGATTTGGACTACCACCTTCAACAAACAAATACAACTTACGTGCTTCAGTGAATAGTCGATGATGTTGGTCAACTAAATCATTTGGCTTATAGGGCGGATTACCTTCAGGCAATGCCCATTTAATTGTAGGATCATATGCACCGCGAAGAATCATGTGTAGTGTAGTCGATTGATTCTGACGAAGATAACCAATTCTTGCGACATCATCAGTAATAGATGATGCCTTCTTTAGAATTTCTGCAATACCAAGTTTCATTAAGTGAAGTCTCCAATAGATTCTGTCAAGTTTTTAAGACGATTTGCAATAAAGTAATTAAGCAAATTAGAACTCTTCTTATTTGCCTGTTCATCATAACTCTCAAGGATCTGAAGTTTAATACCTTCAGGCACTTGAGCCAAGTCAATAAGTTGCTTATTCCGCATATAATTACGAAAGTTTGGATGATCTAGTTTATCGTCAAGACCAAGATTAATTAGATCATCCATTTTCTTTTGTGTCATTGGTTTCTGGCGATTGCCCAATACAAAACAATTATCATCAGACAAAATATTAGGAATTCCATCGCCAGCGTCACCTTTTAAAATATGTTCAGCCAAAAACTTATCAGGATTATTACATGTAATAAACTTTTTCATCACTGGATTATATTGACGAATATTAATATAACGTTGCAATTGCTGGAAATCTTTATCACCAGACAAAATCAAGATCTTCTCATTCGTATTACCAAACTCAATACAAAGAGTACCAATAATATCATCAGCCTCAGCACTTTCAATATCAATAATTCGGTACGGGAAATACTCTTTAAGTTCACTACGAATCTTATTCAAGCATTCAAAAATAGCTTTCCAATCAAGTTCGGATGCTGCTTGAGACTTCTTGCGATTTGCTTTATAGTATGGAAAAAGTTGCTTGCGCCAATAATTCTTGTTATCACATGCAATAACTAATTCGCCATATTCTTCGGCAAATTTAGTTTTATACATGCGAATAGAATTAAGACACATATGGCGAACCATATTTTCTTCAACTTGCACATTAGTATGATTGCCAAGTTGAACCATAATATTACTTAGCATAACTTGACTTAGGTCAAGAATAATCACTTAATTAATCCTTTGTTTTGATTTCACTATCATTGGTTATAGTTATTCTTATGTTTTCGGCTATACTTAGATTGCCATCATCATCAGTCTCAAATAAATTATTAGCAATAATTTGAAGCGGGTGTTCCATTCCATACACTCTACATAGAAATGATCTTACCGCTTCAACTACTAATGCGCCGTGTTTAGTAATATTAGGATCTTCATCATCGAGATTGAATCCTGCCAATGATAATCTATCGAATAACATTGGCATCATATTTTCGAGTGATTCTTGTATATGAACTTGTCTAACATCATCCATATTCTCAATTACTTCCTCAATAGTTTGAGGCATGATATTTCGAGGATTGTCTCTTTGCGGAAACAGAACAATGTTATTTGCGTTCATAATATATTATATACCTATTTAAAAAGTTTGTCAACCATTTTTTTATTTATAGTTTTAATGATTCTGGATCCAATGCATAGTCGATTCGAACCATTTGAATAAGACTATGCATAATTGCCATATGGGCATCTTCAACTATGCCATAATTATTAGATTTTACATGTATAATACAATCAGCCAATTTATCTCGTAATACTTGGCCACCATCAAAACCAACAAAAGCCAACGTAGTCATATTTTTTTTCTTGGCTTCTTTAAGACCTTCAGTAATATTTAGTGAATTACCACTCGAAGATACTGCAATCGCGGTAGCAAATGAACCATCATCAAAAAATTCTAATTGTCTTGCAAATACATGTGAATAACTAAAGTCATTCGATATTGCACTATTCAATGGGCCATTAGAAGAAAGACTAATTGCTTTGGCCTTGAGTCCTGTATCATAATATATACCTTTATTATAATCACAACAAAAATGATCAGCAATAGCAGCGGAACCACCATTTCCGAAGATATATACCGGACTTCCTAAACTCAATGTAAGTGTATTATAAGCATTCTTTATATCTGCATCCGATACTGTATTGATTGCAATATGTAGATTTCTTGCATAACCACGAAATGAACTCACTATACTCGACATGCAACACTTCCTTCATCTGTAAAATTGATATGAAATCTTTTATATTCTCTCATAGCAAGAGATACTGATCCTCGACTAGATTCTGGTACATAAAACAACATATAACCACCACCGCCAGCACCAAGCAACTTACCACCGAGTGCACCAGCACTTATACCTCTTTGATACATGAAATCAATATCGGAATTTGAAATTTTATTTGATAACTTCTTTTTAATTTGCCAAGCTTCATCCAATAAAACTCCAAAATCGTTGAGTTTATTTTTTTGTAAATACACTAATGCTTGTTTAGCAAGATATACCAACCTAGTCGTATTATCAAAAGCATCAGTATTGTTGCTAATATTATTGACTTGATCAGTAAGAATATCCGAAGTACTTCTACTTATTCCTGTAGAATAACACATAAGATTATCATTCAGTTGACGAAGAACACTTGCACTAATATTTAGTGGTGTCACTTCCACTCCAGATGAATCAAATCTTATTACATTGAACCCACCATATGCTGCAGCATATTGATCTTGTTTACCGATCGGTTCACCGCAGTGATCAATTTCAATCTCACATGCAGTTTCTGCAAGATCTTTTTTATTATGAAGTAAACTTTTATGAGTGTATAATGCTTTCAATAATCCCACTGTAAAAGTTGATGAGGATCCAAGACCGGTGCCTTTTGTAGGCACATCGGAAAAACTACAAATCTCAATATTATTTTTAATATTAAAGTGCTTCAATGCTTCTCTAATACGATTATGTCTCAATCGTTCAACTTTATCGACAACTTCCATTTCTGAATATACTGCTCTAATGTGATTGGTTTGACACTTATTCAGAGCAATTTGTATATTCTTATCAATCGTGGTTGAAATAACCATCCCAGGATTTTTGGTGACACATTGATTATAATACTGAGGAATATCGGATCCTCCACCAAAAAAACTAATGCGAAGTGGTGTTGTTGATATAATCATACTGTTTTATACTGAAACGTTTTCTTTGCCAAATATCTAGATTGCACACTTGGATATTGTTCCTTCAAAGAAATAAGCATATTCTTCCACTGTCCTGCAATCTTGACAATACTGAATCTATTATCAGTATATTGCTTGACAAACCTCAAATAGTTTTGTGTTTCTTCCTTATGAACCAAATCAATTGCTTGACTCAATAGATGATAAAACTTATTTGCGTGTACATTATGATCTTCTTCATATTGATACATTGATGTTAGATTACCAGATGTATCAGGAAGAGCGGCAAGATTTGAATGTAAACAAAGAGTACCAGCACTCATTGATTCAATCAATGCTCGACAAGATGTTTCTTGCCAAATAGAAGGATAAGCAAAGATATGTGCTTGTTGTTGTGCTTCTCTCACTACATCATTTGAAGCAAATCCATGATAAGTTATTTGTGGATGAGTTTTACAGATTTCGAATAAATCCTTGAATTGTTCATCTGCTTGATCCCAACCATAAATTGAAAAACTCGAGAATACATCGAGATGAATATTCTTTCTCGTCTTTGCAAGTTCAACAAATACTGGTACAAGAAGAGCTAAACCTCTTTGAGGTGTGCTAGTATAAATCAATCTAACTTGTTCAGTCGATTTAACTTTATATTCAATTGGTGTAATAGGTGTGTCAATAACCGCACACTTGTCATTTGGCGGAATATTTAGTGCATTAATGAATTGATTATATTGCCAATGGCTAGAGAAAACCATTTTATGAAAACGATTACGACTTGATAAATCTTTTAGATGATTTATTTCAGGATCATTCGGAAGATCATGTAAATGGTACACTCTAATCTTATCTTCCAAAAGATCGGTAACCCTCGATGGAATGATTTGAAAATCTTCTAATAAATCTGGTGAAAGACTACGTTCAATCAGACGGCTTGTTATTTCTGTTCCACCGTTTGACTTCTTTTGCATTTCAGTAAAATAAAATCCTGGCATTATTTCCTATACTCCCAATGTTCTTTGATCATAAGATCTAAATCTTGACTTTTATATTGATAATTGAATCCAGTTTTTAATATAAACTTATCTGGATTTGCTACAAGATAAGCCGGGTCACCTATGCGTCTTTCGCCAATTCTATATTCAACATGTGCGCATAAACCAACAAACAAATCAACTATTTCTTTGACGGTTGTTCCTCGTTTTGTTCCTAAATTAAACTTTAATGAACAAGGATCTTTATCATCAAGAAATTTATCGGCATGAATAAGTGCATTGCATACATCAATTACATGTAGATAATCACGAATACATGTACCATCTCTTGTATCATAATCATCACCGGTGATTACAAATGGACCGTCTTTACGAATAGCTTTATCACAAAGCTTATTGATAATATGCGGTGTATCAGGTAATTGTCCCATATCACCATAAGCACCAATTACATTAAAAAATCTAAATGATATTGCTCTCAACTTTAGTATTTTATAGCAGGAATCAATGATCTGCTCACACCAAAGCTTCGATCTACCATAATTGTTTGGTGGATTAATTTCACTACTTTCAGTGACGACTTTATCCGCCTCAGCATACACAGCTGCAGTGCTAGCAAAGATAAACTTATGTGTAGATTTAAGATTTTGTATTAGCTTCAATGTTTTTGCAGTATTATTTTCATAATAACTCAAAGGATCATAGGCGCTTGGTCCTAATAAACTATTTGCTGCCAAATGAAATACAGTAGCATTTGGATATTCTTTTAGAATATGTAATGCTTTTTTAGAGGTGAAGTCATCACATAGAAAATCATCACAATACTTTGTTCTGATTTTATTACGAGTCCAACATTGTTCTGCTTGAGGATTATAATCAATACCAACCACAAAATAACCGGACTCATGGAGTACTTTGGTGAGAACAGAACCAATGTATCCATATGATCCTGTTACAATAGCAATAGGTTTCATTATAAATCCTCACATATTCTACGCCGCAATCCTAGAGAGCTCCAGGAATGAAGTCTTGGAATAAAAACTATTTTAATATTTCTTTGTTCACAGGTGTATTCACCGGTAATATTAATACCTTCGTAATCAGAACCAATGAATCTTTTATTAATATTTGAAATGGATAGAAGATTTATCAAATCATTTTCTGTGTCATATGGCACAATGTCATTGACATATGATAATGAAGCTAATTGTAAATATCTTTCAAATGTAGTCTGAGCCGGTCTATTCTTTTCCGGTCGCTCAATTGAAGGATCTGTGTGCAATCCAACAACAAGTTTATCACATTGTTCAGAGGCCATCTTCAATAGATATAGATGACCTGGATGGAGCAAATCAAATGCTCCACAAGTAAAACCAACAATCATGTATTGGTTACATCAAGAACTGCTTGGCGCTTGATAAATGCCCGACGAAGAGACTTAGCATCGAAATATTGAACAACCAAATCTTCAACAATTCGTTCATCGTAAGGCTTACAACTGAATACGTCGAGATAAATTTCTTGATTTTCATTTGCAAAATGTGCACAAATATTGCTGGTCTCGATCAATTGAACGAGAGTGTATCCTGCCTTATCGCCAGAACCAAAATGTACAATCTGTGGTTCACCATAAGCAATCATATCAATATCCTTAACAAGTTGCTTTGCAAAGTTATAAACATTTTCATAACTTGTCATCTTATCAAGATCACAACCGGCGGCATCAAGAATAGCATGATAACCCCAGAACTTTTCTTCACTCATTATTATATATCCTTTAGCTTAAACTGCGGTATTTACAGTTTGAGTATAAAATACACTATCAATTCTAAATGAACGCCAACCATTTTCTTGAACATCCCATGCAGCAACTACATTAGGATTCTTTTGATGAAAATTGCGTTCTTCTTGTTGTTCTTCATAACTATTTTGATACATTTCAGGAAGCATATGCTTTTGTAAAGTACAACGCATAATACGTTGTTCACCATTAGTCTTTACAAAATGTACTTCCATTACTTGTTCACGAAGATCTTTAAGAACCGTGTCACGTTGATATAAACCACTCATTATATATGTTCCTTATTCAGTAAGAAATTTACGATAGTCATTATTTGATTGTAGATGCTCTCTAAGTTGATTATAACCTCCAATATAGAATCCGTCAACAACTATTACTGGAAAAGATTTAGCATCTGGAAATTTATTCTTGAGTGTATTTAAAGTAAAATCCACTCCGAGTGTTTGTTCTGTATATGTAATATTACAAAAAGCCAAAAGATCTTTAGCCATATTGCAATAGATACAATCAGACTTCGATAAAACCTCGATCACGAGATTGATTCAGAACCACCAGCACCAACAACAGTATAGCGCTGTGAAGTTGTTGAGATACCAGCAAAATAATTGGTAAACTTACCGACTGCTTCTTCGAAGGCATAAGCCCATACAAGTCTCTTCTGATCAGAAAAAATAGGTTCAGAAGATCC